AGATGTAGTCATAAGCCTTGCCGATTATATCTGCGAGCTTATACGGTGACGACCCTTTTGACAACATCTTGTTGAATTGTCCCGCGGTCAATGCGCCAAGGACTTCCAAAACGCCTTGGTTGCCAATTAAGCCATCGGCATACATGACGCAAATGTCATTGAACGTTGATTCGTCTACCGTGTCAGGGTCGGTTCCGTGTGCGGTCAAATAGGCTTTTACTTGACGCCGGACCGACCCAACTATTTTCCCCGCGTGTTGGCGTATCCGGGCGCTATTGCTTTGTTGATTTCTTCCAGCAATTCAAGTTGCACCGAAAATGGGAACAGTTCGTCGATTTCCTCATAAGTCACGGCGGACATATCGTAATCTTTGTTTTCGGGAACAAGCAAACGCACCATTTCAGTGATGCGGTTTTCAGTCTGAACTTTATTTCTGGCGGTCGATTTTAAGGACGTCCCTTTGATAAAAATGTCATCACTTTCGTAAGTAACATCCGAATCATTGGCAAAGCGTTCTTTATTTTCAACAAAATCTTTTGAAAGGTCAGCATAGTATTTTTCCACCTTTGCTTCGTCAATAATTTTGGCGCGTTCAAACATTGCGTCGGTTTCCGCGGTCAAAGGTACTTTTACTTTAAAGGTGTGTCCATTTAAAACAAACGACCGGACCCGTAACGAATCTTTGTCAAAGTTGCTGCCAAATGCGGAAGATAATTTTGTCATGTTTTAGGAACTTTCATATTTTTGGAACGATATTTTTCTAAAGCTGTACCCAAATGATAGCCAAGGTTATTCGTTACCGTGGCGGCATTGTTTTCAAGCGCGGGCCGCATATAGGGCATTCCTTCGCCTTTTAACCAACGCGCCGTTCCAAATTCGATGGCGTACGCTCGGGCGTCGCTGTGCATATTTTGTTTTACGCCCGTTTTAACATTTTTGAATGTCTTGGTCGTAAACTTGGTTTTTTTACCGTCACCATCGGGAATAAACTTTGTGCCGGGGGCAACAGTTACCCGTGAAATCATAATCATGGTTGGCGACGTATACGATGAACGCTTGTCCTTTGAATTGGGTTTTCGCGCTTCAATTTGCAAAGAACGAACCAATTGTCCGGTGTCGATGTTACGTTCCAAATTAGAACGTGCGGCTTGCAAAACCGTAGTCATGGCAGCGCGGCAAGCATTCCGTAAAATGTTCTTGGCGTCTTTTGGCCCGTAGTCAGTTTGGATTTCGTCCAGCAAGTCTTGGAATTCTTGAAAGCCCGTCCATTGGACCTTGAATCCCTTGTTTTGCTGAACGTAATCAGCCATTGTTTTTGCCCATGATGATGCGATGGAAGATTGTATTGTTCAGCCGAACAACATAATCCACCACCGCTTCGGGGGTCATTTCTGGCGCGTGACGTTGCGCCAGTTCATAGCATAGGTCAATTCCCGTTATCTTTTGTTCTGAAAAACCAAACCAGTCTTTTTTGCCAGAACCAGCTTGGTCAATCAGAAAATGCAACAGGTCTTTGTTATTTTGTATTGTCGTCATGTTATCAAGTATTGTGTGACCAGCCGTATTGGTTGCCACGGGGGTGGATGCTGAAAATGCACTTGGCTTCAGCCTTGGGCATCGATTCAATGCGGAACTCAGAAACGCGACCGTTGAAAGCGTATGCAATGACGTTTGTGCCATCGTATGCAGCAATCACGAAAGTGCGGTCAATCGTGCCGTTGTAAGCGTCAGCTTGGATGATTGCCAAACCAGCGTCGGAAGGGTTCCAAGGCGCGGTAATGGTCAAAGATGTGGGCTTCGATTGAGTGGGGATGATGTCCGATTGACGCGAACCAGCGACCGCAAAGTTTGCGCTTGCATCGTCTTGGCCGAATGCGGGGATTTCTTCCACGTTCAATTGTTGACCCGATGAACCAGAACCGCCAGCGGAAGTGCCGACAATGTTTTGAACTTCAGCGGTCCACGTTGCCAAATAAGTAGTGGTCAACGGGGTTGGATTTGCGCCAGTTTGACACCATAAGGACGCTTGAAAACCGGCAAGAACTTTACTTGGAATAGCCATTTGTAAACCTCAATTAAAAGTTAAAAAAGTCTTGTCTTATCAGCAAGGGATGTCCATGCGGCAATCCAGCACAATTTGATTCAATTTTACCGAATCGTCATATGTATTGTATAGCATCGTCACGTCAATCTTGGCAACATAAATTCCAGCAAAACCAGTTTTGACGCCAAACTGTCCCGAATAACCATGCAGGGCTTGCAAGATTTGATTGGTCATATTGAAACAGTTATTCATGTCTGAAGCAAAAACATTCACTTGAAACACGGGCGTATCGATACCTTTGTTGGTTTGGTCTTGGCCCGTGTAAACAGGTTGGTGAACGTTTCGCAATTGCCAAACGCAAAATTGGCTTTGCTCGGCAAAGTTGCGGTTGAAGTTGGCATAAACCGGAACGGGCGACACCACGGCCACCAATTGGTTTTGGATGGCTTGCGCGTATGTAAGGACGTTTTGTTGGGTGGTCATACGCTGGTAATCGGGTCGTTACGATAACAAACAAACGTCATCGTCATGCGGTCGTTGGCTTCCAAAACATCTAGCAATTTGTAATCCTTATTACGCCAATTGATAGAGTATTGATACTGATTGATGGAAACGTTTTGCGTGTTTGGCGTGTAGTTCACCACAAACCGAACTTGTTTTGTATAGGCGCGGTCGTCCTTTGTTGCGACCATAGAATCGCGGACATCTTGCACCAAGGCGCGGGTTTGAAAAGCCAACGTGATGGTCGTGGTTTGCTGGCCGATGGAATCAATGCCAGCGGTGACCGTATTCACTTTGATGTTTTCGTACCGGGTAAGTGCCATTACATCACCAGCGGTTTGTAAGGTCGCAACAATGCGGCCACGCCATACGGAATTTCATTCAGTTTGGTCATGGTCGTGTTTGAACGGTTGTTGTATAGGTGCGTCAGCAATAACAAACCAGCTTGTTGAATTACAGGGTAAGCCGCCAGCGGGTTGGCCGCTTGCGTGTAATCCACCACGATAGGGTTTGAAATGTTTTGATTGACTTCGTTAGGGATGCTGTTGACAACGACTTTGTTGCCCGTGGCATCGTAAAAATAAGTCGATGAATCCACCAGCGTGAAAACCGGCGGGGTGCTTGAATCCCAATAGCCAACCGAATTGATGGTGACGCCAACAACGCCGCCAACGGTGGTTTGAGTGACTTCGGGCAAATCCAGATTGACTTGCGTTCCCGACATCCCATTCAATGCGCCGTAATAGCAACGATACCTGGTAGCAAAGATTGCCATGCCCAAGAAATCTTCAATCGCCATGCGCGTGGCTAATTCAAGACCTTGCAAATAGGAATCTTGGGACGTATCACCAAACAAATTTAATTGGTCGGTGATTTGGGTCAGCGTCAACCATTCGGTGGATGTATCCCGCGAAATTTGTTCAACTTTTTCATAGCTGAACGGGTTGCGGGATGTGCCTAAATATGGGCCGTTGGTGTAGCTGTCTAATGGCATGACCGCCTCTTAGGTTGCGATACGAACACCAGCGAAAACGTCGCGGATGGTGCTGCAAAGGCGCTTTTCTGCGAACAGGGTCAAGTAACCGGGCGCGGTTTGCTCGAACCATTGGAACGACATTTCTTCATGGTCCGCAATGGTGTAGAAATTTTCCCATGCGGCCAAATAGATGGGGAACTTGCCCGAACCGATTTGGTCCATGTAAGGGTTGGCAATCACGGCGTGGCCGAAAATGTTGCCAACGGCAAAACCGTCTTTTGCGCCCAATTCCAAGAATTGCGGCATCCCTTGACCATCTTTCAGTTCACGCAAAAATGCGATGGTGTTGGGGTGCATTACCCAAGCCGTGGTTGGCAGGTTGTAATACTGCGGGGGCAAGGCAGCGTTGGCGGCGGCCATGTCGTTATAAACCAAAGTGCCGCTGGTGGTCGATGCCACTTGCAACATGGTGTGAATGCCGTTGGTAGGGCCAGAACCGTTTGTTCCAAACGATGCGGCGCTTGTCGAGCCGGGATAATAGTTCAGGCCACGCAAGCCCAAAGTGCCGCCGTATGTAGTCGTGGTGGTTCCCGATTGGTCGTTGTTCAACCATTGGGAATATGATTCTTGCTGCGCGAATTCCAAACCGATGTCGGTCAGCAATGTTTCGTTCAAATAGTTCACGTCGCTCAGAACGGCGGTGCGGACGGGAACTTGAGCCGCGACCACTTGGACGGGCAATTGCCAGAACGATGTGGCGGTGTTAGGTGTGCCAACGTTGGGCGTGAAGGTATAACCCCAAGGGTTGGTTGGGTTGGTTACGTTACCAGTTTTAACCACAAACGCTTGGTCTGAACCAATAGTAGTAATTTCACGAACACCAGCAGTTCGCAAAGGATTGGCATAGCGTAAGGCGGCAAAAGCATCGTCATAGATAACACGACCGCCGACACCAGAACCCGAACCGGTAATGCCAGACGCTTCGTTAAGGTTTACCGTTACCCGTTCTTCTTTTTTCAAAGATTTGCGGATGGCTTCGAGAATATGTTGTTTGGCGGTCATGTTAATCCCAAAAAAAAGTTGTTAAAAAAGTGGGGCATTAAGCCCCACCGTTTTATCAGGTCGCAGTCGCGGTTGAACGATAGCGGATGATGGACAAGGGGTCCACCACGCTAGTGCAAAGACGCTTTTCACCGAAGAACGTGATGTAGCCTGGCAAGGTTTGGTCATAACGACGCAAAACCATGTTCAGACGGTCCACGATGGTATGACCACGTTGCCAATCGCCAAAATACATGGGATACAAGCTGGTAGTGCCGGGGGTGCTGGTAGACGAATCAGGAGAATCGACATACTTGTTCACCACCACGTCAAAGCCCAACAGTTGGCCAACGATACCGTCATAAACCAAAGGCGACATACGTTCAAAGATTGGTGTGCCGTTGCTGTCTTTCAAACCACGGATTTGGGCCAACATCAAAGGCGAAACCAAGAACTTGGTCGATGGGTTCCAGTATTGTTGCGGCAAGGCATACACGAAATTGATAACGTCTTGATACGTCACGTTAGCAGCGCCAAGCGTTGCACCGTTGGTGGTCAATTGGTCATATGTAGCAATGCTGTGCAAACCAGAGCTTGAGCCTGTGCCGCTTGAACCGAAAGCGCCGACAGAAATCGTGCCGCCAGTATAAGAGCCATTAGCGCCGGGGTATTGATTCAAACCGCGCAAACCGTTTGTGCCGCCGTATGTGTTGGGCGTGTCGGTTTGGTCGTTGTTGGAAATCATCGACTGGCCTTCAACTTGCGAGAATTCCATCAACATATCGTCAACAACGTTGGCTTCCAAACCGTCGATGTCGTCGAGCGCAGCGGTACGGATAGGGAACTGAACGTTCAAATCTTGCAAGGTCAATTGCCAGATGTTGGTGTTTTCAGTAGTGGCCGAACCGTTGTTTTGGATTGCATAGCCCCATTGTGCGCCAGCGTTGCCGACTTTAGCGCGGAACTGATAGGTCGAACCTTCAGTCGAGACATTGCGCGAAACGCCGCGCAAGGGGTTAATCAGACGCAAGGTGTGGAACACGGGGTCGTATGCAGTACGGCCACCAACGCCAGCGCCGCCGCCTGTCAGCGCGGAACTTTCCTTCATGTACGCATCGTATTGGTCGGTGCTTTCAAAGATTTTGACTTCTTTTTCGTAAGCCTTGCCCTTTTTGTAGAACTTGGACAATTGTTCACGAACCGATTTGTTCACATCGCCACGAACGGTTTTCGCGGGTTTGATGAACGATGCGGACGAATTGATTTCAGAAATACGGGCTTCCAAAGCCGCGACTTTTTCAATCAGTTCAACCTTGGTTTCTTCAACCTTGGCAATAGCTTCGGTCTTGATTTCTTCAATCTTGGCGACGTTTTGCGCTTCGATTGCATCCAGCTTTTCGGTGATTTTGTCGAGAGACATGATATTAACCTTTCAATCGTTTAGATAATGCTTTCAACAATTCGCGTTCTTCAAGAACTCGCAAAATGTCGTCGGCTTCGACCACCGCATCCGAATCGCTCGGGGTTGGGGTTACTTGAATGGGTTTTTGGACAACATCACGTTGTTCCAGAACTTTCTTCAAGACTGAAGATGCGGTGGTCGCATCTTTACGCGAAAGGCCAGCATCACGCAAGACTTTCTCGATAATGCGTGGGTTCGGTTGACCGTCCACGTCGAAATACTCAAGGCGGGTGACTTGGGCTTTGGTGTTGTTGGGGTACATGACCACCGACACTTCACGCAAGCCGCCTTTGGTAATTTGGAAGTATTGTTCGTCGCTGTCGTCGTCATCATCATCGTTGTTGCCCCACGACATGGATTGGTTGATAACGTTACCGTCAGCGTCCACCATTTGGGCTTCGTCAGCGTAAGCGCCAACAGAAACGCCGCCAAACAGGTCGGGCGAATCTTTCATGATGTTGTATAGGTCAGAACCGCCAACGGTGTTGGTAAACAAACGACCTTCAGCGGTCATTCCGGTTTTCTCAAAGTTGAATTCGTACCATTCGCCGACGGGCATTCCCATATCGTTATGGTTCAAAAACATTGGCAGGGGTTTGCCAGCTTCTTTGAAGGCTTGCGCCCATTCTTTGAAGCCTTCGGGTTGATAGTTGAACTTGCGGCCATCTTCGCCTTCGCGGGGACCCCAAGTTGTCACGACTGCGGAAATGTTACCCGACGGACTTTTTTGGTCTGCCTCTTTTTTTAGGCTTAATTTCGCTTCGCAAATCAGATTCAGATTTTTCATGAACAACCCCGTTGTTTATAGCCAAGTTAATGTCTTGTATT